GCTATCAGCATCAGTACAATTAGTACAAACTCAAATACCTTTTAGAGTAATAAATCCAAACAGAGACTGGACTAGGCAGCTAACTAAACTAGCAAAGACTACTTCTTACCTAGATTTAATAGCTCAAGTAGCAAGAGATAAAATAGCGCATGGTAGATGCCCTCTTATATTAAGTGAGCGCATAGAAATGTTAGAAGATTTGCAGTCTAGAATTCCTAATAGTGTATTATTAGTTGGTAGTACTAAGAACGCTCAAAGAGAAGATATACTAAAAAATGCAGGAACTAAGTATTCTGCCATACTATCTACAAAAATATTTGATGAAGGTATTAGTTGCCATAGATTAGATACTCTTATGTTCACTTGCCCTGGAAATAACTATGCAAAGCTAGAACAAAGAATTGGGCGTATTCTAAGAAGGCATCCAGATAAAAAAGATCCATTAATTATAGACTTTTGGCTAACAGGCCCTATAGTATATAATCAGCAACAGGGCAGATTAGAATGGTACAGAAAACAAAATTACGAAATACTAGAGAACTAGAAACTATCAATGCTGCAATTGACCTAGCTACTACCGGTTGCTTCGATAAAGCTATTAATTTAACTAAGAGAAAACTGAGTGGCATTCACTATTTTTCTTTCTTTTTAAAAGGCTGGAAAGCTCAAGCTATGAACGATCATGTAAAGGCTATAAGCTGCTTTGAGCAGTCCCTAATTAAGAACCCGTTAAATGAAGATGCAATAACTGGGTTAGCTTCTAGCTATTTAGAAATTGGAGAGTTTAGTAAGGCAGAAGAATGTGCAGAACAACTGTTACTACTTAATTCTAAGAAACCTCAAAACTATCTAACTTATGCACTAGTACTAAGTAAAAAGTATAAAGGTAATATTAGTAAGCAACTTAAAGCAACTGATAACTTTTCTAAAGCGTATAATTTACTAAAAGCTGAATTTAATAGTTCAGAAGAGCATATACGTATGTTAATAGATATATTAACAGGGTGGGGTGCTAGTCTGTTATCTACTCATAACTATTCAGAAGCAGTATCACTATTAGTAGCTGCTGAAGAGTTTGACCTGGGTGATCCCTTAATTAATAAAAACTTAGCCTCTGCCTATTCTAGTTTACTGAAAATTGACGAAGCAATAATTGCCGCACAAAAAGCTCAAAAATCAGAAGACTATGAAGTAGTGATGGATTCTCTATATCAAGAAGGTATGTTACAACTGCTAAAAGGTGATTTTCAAAAAGGTTGGAGACTTTGTGAGTTTAGACTAAATACTAAGCAATTTCAAGGACTAAAAAACTATAATATACCTAATTGGAATGGTGAAAAGCTACCGGAAGATAAGAAGCTGTTAGTGTATCAAGAACAAGGGCTAGGCGACTTGTTGCAGTTCTCAAGATACTTACCATTAGTACATTCTAGAGCATCAAACATTGATATAGAAGTTATCGCTAATCAATATGAAAAATGGGAAGACTCTACGTCTGAACCAAAATCTTTTAGAGAGTTTCTACATAATAACTATAAAGATTACGTATCTGACTCGTATGTTAGAGGATGGCATAAGAATGATTATTCTAAGTATGCCTATAAAGTATCTTTTATGAGTTTACCTAGAATTTTTAGAACTAATCTTGACACTATCCCTGCTGTACCTAATTTTAAGGAACATAAAATTAGCAGTGATATGATGTTAATACCTACCTATGATATTGGTATACTATGGCAAGGATCTAAAGCGCATCATAATGATATAAACAGATCTGTGCCTACCCAGCTAATAGAACAGTTTATTACTAAACATAGTAACTTAAAGTTTTTAAATCTACAGTTAGATAAAGATGAAAACATAAATAAGCTGCCAAATGTAGACTATCACAGTGATAAGCTAAATTATTTAGATGATACTCTAGTATTGCTAAAAAGATGTAAGATAATAGTCACTGTAGATTCTATGATAGCTCATTTAGCAGGAAGCGCCAATCTTAAGACATTCGTACTTCACGCCTTCTCTCCTGATTGGAGATGGCTATTAGATAGAAAAGATAGCCCTTGGTATCCATCTATTACTAATATTAGACAAAAACAATTAAGAGATTGTATAGGAACTAAAAAACAATTATCTGGTAGTTTAGAGTTATTACGCAAAAAGCTAATACTAACTAAAATGCCGAGTACTTTGGTTAACTATGGATATATAGGAGTTTATAGGACTGGAGTATTCTCTCACTACAAAACAATTGAACCACAAAGCTATATACGTGATTGTTCTTTTTTACACATGAGATTTACAGCTAAAGAAAAAAGCGATTATTTATATATTTTAAGTCAGAGATCTATAGTAAATAAAAACAACTGGATACCTGAACACTACGTAGAACCACAATACCACACAAACCCTTTGATAAGAAAAATCAAAGATAAAATCACATTTCCACTGGAGAACTAAATATGGGAAGAGACTGGACACAACTTAAAAAACCACAAACACAATCTAACAACTCACGCGATATTGAAAGAATTCGTATTGACGGAGCTGAAACAAGAGTACGATTCGTCGGACCTGTTATGCCTCGTTATGTTTATTGGGTAGTAACAAATGAAGGTAAAAAATATCCTCTTGAATGGTAATCGACAGAAAAGATGGCAAGCCTAAGCTATTGGATCTTAAAACTACTATCTATAAGCAATTGGTAGACTATGCTACAAACCCCGACTATGGTAGCCCTGCTGATCCTGATAATGGCTACGATATTACGATTAAACGTGAAAAAACTGGGCCACAACCACAAAACGTAAAATATACAGTTATGCCTAGTCGCAATACCATACCCTTGACTAAAGATGAAAAAGATATGGAACTGTTTAGCCTTGATACTATTTTCAAGCGCCAAACTTACGAAGAACAAAAAGAATGGCTACTGAAGAACACTACTTACTTCACAGAAGAAGTTGCAGGAGATCTTAATAGCACTGAGGGAATGGAAGATCTATGAGTAAGAAATCCTTAAAAGATTTAGCAGCAAATTCGGGGCTTGAAAGAGCCCCGACTACTCCGTCTGATACTAACCAGCTACCTGCTGGATTTAGCTCTATTGATGGGGATAAAGTAACTATTGATATGAATTTTTTAAGGAAAATGAATATCTTTTTTGCAACTCCATGCTATGGTGGAGCTGTAACTGACCAATACTTTTTAAGTATGTTCAGAATGTCTCAAGTTCTTATGCAGCATGGAATTCGTTTTAGAATTACCACATTAAGAAATGAGAGTCTAGTAACTCGTGCTAGAAATATTCTAACAGCTATGTTCTTAGAAGATAGAAGCTGCACTCATCTAATGTTTATTGATGCTGATATCGAATTTGATCCTGATGCAGTTATTAGAATGCTTGCTATGGATAAAGATATTATTGCAGGAGCATACCCTAAGAAAACAATAAACTGGGGTCAAGTTCAAAACGCAGTACAATCAGGAAAAACTGATCAGATAGCTACTTATGGTGCTGATTATGCTATCAATCTAAAAGCTGATCCTGAAACCAGACGAGTAAGAACTCATATGGGTGCTGTAGAAGTTTTAGATGCTTCTACCGGTTTCTTTATCGTAAAGCGAGAAGTTATTGAACGCATGGTAAAAGAATATCCAGATCTTCATTATAAAAACGACTCATCTATTGATCCAAAGTTTAACCCACATTGCTATGCTTTCTGGGATACTGAAATTGATCCTACTGATAGGCGCTATCTATCAGAAGACTATGCGTTCTGCCGTAGATGGCAACGTATGGGCGGAGAGATTTGGGTAGACCCAAATACTAAACTAAATCACGTAGGTAGTTATACATTTGAAGGTAATCTAGCAAACATATTGCAAAGGGCATAATGAAAATACTACATGTAGCAGATATTCATATAAATCTTCACAAAAAGAAGATTCCGTATGAGTGGCAATTAAATAGATTCAATGCACTATTTCAGAAACTGTTAGAACTAGAACAAGACTGTGATGTTGTTGTTCTAGCTGGGGATATATTTGACAAAAAACCAGAGACAGATGAAATATGTGTATTTCTAAGCTATGCTAACTCTGTTACAAAGCCTACTTTAGCAATACCAGGTAATCATGAAGCGTCTACAAAAGGTAATACATTTTTAGAACACTTTGAAACTGAAAATGCTATTAACAATAATAACTTCATACTACACACAAAAAACGCTAGAACAGTAATTAATGGTCAAGGCTTTCAGCTGTTTCCTTATGGAGAAATGCAAGTAGGTAATATTCCTACATATGTAGAAGGCGATATACTTATAACTCATATTCGCGGAGAAGTTCCTCCACACATCACTGCAGAATTTGATTTTGATAAGTTGAAGCCTTGGCCATTAACACTATTAGGCGATTTGCATTTTAATCATAGGTATAAAGATTATAATGTGTACTATTCTGGGAGCCCTGTTAATACAACATTTGATAGGGATGCCAGTAGAGCGTATGGTGTAAATATTATAAACTATATAGACGATAAAAACTATTCTATTGAATTTGTAGATTTAGAACTACCTAAGCTTATAAGAAAAACAGTAGATGTCTCAACTGAACTAGTAGCAGATAAGTTTCACCATGTCGTCTATGAAGTTACTGGTACAATAGATAATCTAAGTAAAATTAAAAATCATGAACTGCTTGATAAAAAGATTGCAGATAAGCCTTCAGAAAACTCTGTGTTAGACTTAACTGATAAATCATTATTAGAAGAGCTTAGTTTGTATTTAGATTTTATTAAAGTAGACAATAAAAATAG